TGCAGACAGGACGCCTACCTGACGCTACACAGACTGCACGGCGAAACCTTGTGTAGAAGGACCTGAATACAATGGCTTCGACAACTTTTTCTGGCCCAGTGACCGCCACCAATGGCTTTGTGGGTGACATCACTGGTGCTATCAAGCTCCCCACATTCACTGTTGCCAATGCGCCTTCGGCTGTTACTGCCGGCGCAGGCACCATCATTTTTGTGTCTGACGGTTTGGCTGGTGCGCCGACCATTGCAGTCAGCGACGGGACAAACTTCATCTCCGCTGCCGGCACCACCATCGCGGCCTCGTGAGGTGAATTATGAAATTTGTTCCCCCGAGTGAAGAAGAGCTGGCGCGTCGCGGGTTGAGCCCGGTCCGTGCACGCACGAGCGAAGGCGCGTTCCAAGCCGACGATCCTGCGACACCCGACGTAAATGAGGCATGGACTGCAAAGCCTGCGCCGAAGCCAGTGAAGAAGCCCAAGGGCAAATCCAAGGAGTAAGTCATGTCGTCAGACATCAAAATGAAGCGTGTCACGGCGACAGGCGCATTGGCTGTGGGCCGCGCCCGTATCCGGCAGCTACAGGTGACGACCACCGGCGCGGCGCGGTTCACCATCACTGACGGCTCTGGCGGGGCAGTGCTGTTGGACCTCGATTTTGTCACCGACAGCACCCACATTGCGTACATTCCCGATATGGGAATCTTGTCGTCCAATGACCCCTTTGTGAGCGCGCTGACAAACATCAGCGCCGCAACCATTTACTACGCGTAGGGAACTGAGCGATGGACGTGCTTAACACCATCATGCAGTGGGTTGTTGCGCCAGTGGCCGGATTCGTATGGCTACTACACCTCAAGACACAGCAGAACACGACGGACATTGCTGTCATCAAGGCGCAAACTACCGCGACCAAGGAATCCCACGACCGTGAGTTCAAAGAGGTCAAGGAATCCTTTAAGGCAGTGATGGAAAAGCTCGACAATATAGAACAGCACTTGAGGAAGTGATGTGGACCCAGCTTCAGTCACCTTAGCGATAGGCGCCGCCAGTAAAGCGTTCTCGATGCTCAAGCGCGGCTTCGAGATCGGCCGCGATATTGAGTCTATGCACGGTGACATCCAGAAGTGGATGGGTGCCTCTGCGCAAATCTCCGCGATTGAGAAGTCCACGAAGAATCCAAGCGTTATCACGCGGCTTCTGACAGGCTCCGGTAACATCGAGGCGATGGCCACGCAGGCGGTGCTGGCCCGCAAGCAGATCGAAGCGCAGCGCTATGAGCTGAAGGTGTGGGTGTCGATGACCTACGGCATGGGAACATGGGAGGAAATCCTGCGCACCGAGGGGCAGCTGCGCAAGCAACGACAAGCCGTAATCGCAGAGCAGCAAGCGTTCTTTGAAAAAGTGTTCCTTGGCGCCACGCTTTTTGCTACTGTCGGCATAGGCGGCGGGCTGCTGTACTTTTTTGCAATGTTTTTGAAGGACCTGTAACAATGAAAAACCTGACGGCAATACTCGGAGCAGTAGCCCCCACGCTTGCAACCGCGATAGGCGGCCCGCTGGGCGGCATGGCGCTCAAACTGGTAGCAGACAAGCTGGGTCTCCCTGAGTCAACCTTGGAAGCGGTCGAGGCTGCGGTAACAAACGCCACACCGGCGCAGCTGGCTGAAATCAAAAAGGTCGAGGCGGACTTCAAGGTCAGCATGAAACAGCTGGACGTGGATTTGGTTAAGATCGCTGCGTCAGACCGAGACAGCGCGCGTCGCCGCCACGCCAGCGTTAAAGATATGACGCCCACCGTCCTTGCCGTAGGGACGCTGCTTGCGTTCTTTGGCTACGTTGGGGCAGTGACGTTCATCGACCACGGTGCCGACCTTGGTCTCATCAACGTTGCTGTAGGCTGGCTGGGGGGTAGCGCATCTGCTGTCATCTCCTTCTACTTCGGCGCAAGCAACACAACGGAGAAAACACATGAGCTTTAGACTTTCAGAGCGCAGCATGAGCAACCTGCAGGGTGTAGACGAACAGCTCGTGGCAACTGTGAAGCTGGCGATCCTGACCACGAAGATTGATTTTGGTGTGATCTGCGGACTCCGTACAATAGAGGAACAGCGGGTCCTAGTCGACAAAGGTGCGAGCAAGACCATGCGCTCCAAGCATTTGGACGGCAAGGCCGTTGACCTAATGGCCTACATTGGCAGCAGGGGTTCGTGGGAACTGAACCTCTATGACGACCTTGCCGACGCCATGAAGGAGGCCGCCATAGAGACGGGTGCTGTCCTGCGCTGGGGCGCCGCGTGGCATATACCAGACATCCGCAAATGGAGCGGCACAATGGAGCAAGCCATGAACGCCTATGTAGATTTGCGCCGCAGTCAGGGGAAGCGCCCCTTCATTGACGGCCCGCACTTCGAGCTGGCGTAACCGAGGAGATATGCTGATGGCAAAGAGCCCCGCATGGCAGCGAAAAGAGGGCAAGGACCCGTCTGGCGGCCTCAACGCCAAGGGAAGGGCTTCCGCCAAAAAGCAAGGCATGAACCTCAAGCCGCCCGCGCCGAAGGCAAAAGCCGGAACCAAGGACGGAAACCGCCGCAAGAGCTTTTGTGCGCGCAGCGCGGGGCAAATGAAGAAGTTTCCCAACGCAGCAAAAGACCCCGATAGCCGGCTCAGAAAGGCGAGGAAAAAGTGGAATTGCTGACATGACCATATCTCGATCGAACATGGCGCAACAGATTGCCAAACCCCCTGCGAAGCGCGCCAAGCCTACCGTTACGGCCATGGCCAAGGGCGGTGCTGCCAAGTCCAAGGTCAACGAGGCGGGCAACTACACCAAGCCCAGCATGCGCAAGTCCCTGTTCAACAGCATCAAGTCTGGTGGCAAGGGCGGTGCCCCGGGCCAATGGTCGGCCCGCAAGGCACAAATGCTTGCGAAGCAATACAAGGCCAAGGGCGGGGGCTACCGTGATTGAGCAGGACCTGCGGTCATGGTCCCGTGAGGTCCTCGAGGTGCCGAATCAGCACCTGCGCGGCTTGCCGCCCTGCCCGTACGCCCGCAAGGCGTGGCGGGATAACGCGGTCCTTGTGGTCGAGACTGGTGATATCATGAGCGATGCGCGCAAGCATTGCGAAGAGTTCCACGCCCAAGGTAAGGAACTGCTGATCGTTGCGACGTTCGATCTACCCGAGGCGGGCGCGCTGCACGCGCTGTCCGAAGAACTCAACACGGCGTTCCCTCAGCTGCACTGCATGACGTTCCACCCTGACTATGATGCGGACGACGCAGAGCTGGACTTTCTGACGGACAACGAGTGGCAAAGCGAGGTCTCTGAAGACTACGCAATGCTGTTTGTACAGGATTTGGCGCAGGTCGTCGCCGCTAGTGACAGGCTGCAGCCTTTAGGTTATTATGACGTGTATCCCCAAGACGAGTATGAAGCACTCGTCGTCAACCGCAAACGGAGACTGACCAATGGCGATGAAACCTCGTAAGATGATGCGCGGCGGCATGACCGAGACGCCCATGCCCATGAAGAAGGGCGGCGCCGCAAAGATGCCGGCAGCTTTGAAAAAAGCGATGGAGAAGAAAAAGATGATGCGCGGCGGCAAGGCCAAGAAGTGAAAAAGCCGCAGAAAAGCCTGAAGAAATGGAGCGACGAGAAGTGGGGCACAAAGTCCGGCAAGCCGTCGACCCAAGGCTCGAAAGCGACAGGAGAGCGTTACCTGCCAAAAAAGGCTCGTGACGCTATCAGTCCCGCCGAATACGCTGCAACCAGCAAGGCCAAGCGAGAAGGCACTCGCAAAGGCAAGCAATTTGTGGCACAACCAAAGAAGATCGCAAAGAAAACCGCGAGGTACCGCAAATGAAGAAGCCTGTGCAGAAGAAGAACAAGGGCGGCAAAGTCACACGCGGTGACGGAGTCTGCACCAAGGGCCACACAAAAGGTAAAATGGTGTAACTGATGGCCTCCGTCGTACCTGACATTGCTGAGCTGTTCGAGGAGGCCTTTGAGCGGGCCGGTCTCGAGATGCACACGGGCTACGACATGCGCACGGCGCGGCGCAGCCTCAACCTGCTGACGCTTGAGTGGCAGAATCGTGGCTTGAACCTGTTTACCGTGGCTTCGGGCACGATCACCATCGTCGAGGGGCAGGCCACCTATGACGCACCGTCTGACACGATCGACATTATCGAGCACCAGCTGCGGACCGGAACGGGCACAAGCCAGACCGACACCGCGCTGGAGCGCATCAGTGTCTCCACCTATGCCGCGCAGACCAACAAGGCGCTGACCGGGCGGCCTACGCAAATCTATATCGACCGGGGCCTTACAACCAAGGTCACGCTCTGGCCGGTTCCTGACGGCACGCAGGCTTACGAGCTGTTCTTCTACCGCTTGCGCGGCATTGACGGGCTCGCGTCTGGCGCCAGCGGTAGCGCTGCGATACCGAGCCGGTTCATCCCTGCGCTGGTGGCAGGTCTTGCGTTTGAGATTGCGTCAAAGAAGCCAGAGGCGGCCAGCCGGGCACTTGTGCTCAAGCAGCTTTACGAAGAGCAGTTCCAACGTGCCGCTGACGAGGACCGAGACAAGTCCTCAACATTCTTTGCACCGTTCTATCCGGGGGGTTTCTAATGCCTCAGTTCGCACGTGGTAGTAAAGCACTCGGTATTTGCGACCGCACAGGGTTTGTCTACAAGCTCAAGGATCTGGTCTACGAGACCAAGAACGGTACGCGCACGGGCTTTCGCGTGGGCAAGGACGTCGCCGATGGTGACCACCCTCAGAACTTTTTAGGCCGCCTGCGCATTAACGACCCTCAGTCGTTGCGCGAGCCTCGCCCGGACGTAAACCGTCTGGAGTCGGTTGGCCTGTTCGGCTGGCGCCCAGTGGGGCACCCAGAAGTCAAACTCACCGGTGCCGTTGGCACCGTCACCGTCGTCATAGGAGACTGATATGGCCGAAAAGAAAAAAGCCAAGCGTGCTAACCCCGTGGATCGGTCCTATCGACCGGTGGCGCGACCCAACCGCACCATTGATCTGACACCCAACGCCGAAGAAGGTGATCAGGTGTTTATCGGCAAGAAGAAGCCGAAGAAAATGGCGGCCGGCGGCATGGCCCGCGGCATGGGCGCTGCCACACGCGGTGGCAAGTTCACAAAGAACGGATAAGCCATGAACTATGCGGAGCTGAAGCAGGCTGTCATTGATTACACGGAGAATGACGAAAGCAGTTTCGTCACCAATATCCCGTTTTTCATCCGGCAAGCCGAAGAGCGCATCTTAAAACAGGTGCAGCTGAGCCTGTTCCGCAAAAACGCCACAGCGTTTACGGACGACGGAAACCCTTATTTGGCGGTCCCGCCAGACTTTTTGGCGCCGTACTCGCTGAGTTTCCGCACAGGTGTAAACGGCGCGAAGGAGTTCTTGGACTTCAAAGACACTTCGCTCTTGCAAGAATACACGCCCGCACAGTCGACGACCGGTGAGCCCCGGTACTATGGTCAGTTTGACGTGGAGTATTTTTTGCTCGCTCCCACGCCCGATGCGATCTACACAATGGAGCTGCATTACCTGTACCGGCCGCAGAGCATCACGGAGCTTGCCGACTCGGGCACGACGTGGTTGAGCACAAATGCGCCCATGGCCATGCTGTACGGATCTCTGATCGAGGCTTACATCTACATGAAGGGTGAGGCCGACGTGCTTGATATGTATGAAAAGCGCCTGCAGGAGTCCGTTGCGGGCATCAAGATACTGGGCGAGGCCAAGGAAAATACTGACCAGTATCGCACAGGTCAGTTGCGCAGGGGGAAACAATGAACTCAGGTTTCATGAACATTGGCGCCGTGGGGGTTCGAACAACCAGCGGCCGCGGATTTAGCACTGAGGAGCTTGCGCAGCAGGCGGCCCAGAAGATTGTCAGCGTTTCGGAAACCGCGCACCCCGCACTGCGGGAGCAAGCCGTGGCGTTCCAAAAGCAGATTGCTGTTGTCGTAGAGCAGTATATGAAACAAACGGTTCGCAGTGACCGCACAACAGTGTATAATGCGCTGACGGACGCAGGCCATCCTGAACTGGCCGAACTCATAAGGGGACTGTGAGGTGGACTATGTTGCTGTCTATGACGAACTGATCGAGCGCGCTCGCGACCGCTCTCGCCAAGGCTACATGGAGCACTCTAAGAAAAAAATGTCGGCTTCTGCGAAGGCTCGTGGTAGTGTGTCTCCAGACACGGAGTTTAAGCCCGGCCACAGGACGTGGAACAAAGGTCTTCCGACCGAGGAGTCCCACAGGTACGGGAAAAAACACTCCCCTGAAACTATTGCCCGCATGCGGGCGGTACAACAGGAAAATTGCGAGGCGCAGTCTGAGCGCATGAAACTGTGGTGGCAAGAAAGAAAAGCCGCCGCCCTAACTGATGGAGGCTCCCCGTGAGTTTTTCTGGAAATTTCCTTTGCACATCCTTCAAGCAGGAAATCCTGCAAGCTGTGCACAACTTCACGACATCGACCGGCGACACCTTTAAGCTGGCGCTGTACACGAACAGTGCTTCGTTTACGGCTGCGACCACGGCCTACACGGCCACGAACGAGGTTGCGAACTCCGGCTCTTACGCTGCGGGCGGCGGTGCGTTGACCAACGTCACGCCCACGACGAGCGGCACCACGGCGTTCACGGATTTCGATGACCTGACCTTCACCTCGGCCACGATCACGGCGCGCGGCGCGTTGATTTACAACGACACCGCTGCTGGCGATCCAACCGTCGCTGTGCTGGACTTTGGTGCCGACAAGACGTCGACCGCCGGTGACTTCCAGATTGTCATGCCTACCGCTGATGCTTCGACGGCGATCATTCGCATAGCTTGAAGCACGCGGGGTGATCGGAATCCCTGATCCTGCTTAAAGGTTAACTAAACAATGGTCACTCTCGTAAATAGAGCAAAAGTATCCACTGCTACAACTGGCACT